GCTACTCCGGCCCCAATGGCCTGCTCGGTCTTCGCCATGCTTTATCTCCTAAAAGTTGCGGGAGATAAGCATCCCCAGTCGAAAATGTCGAATCCTGATAGGTCCCCATGAACCGCTTCCGCATCGTTGAAGCCACGCTCGCGCGTGAGCTTGCGAGACCCTATGCCTATGGCTCGGCTGATTGCTTCACGCTCGGCTGCGCCTTCGTCGACGCGCTGACGGGCTCGGCACTCGCCGACACGTACCGTGGCGCCTACCGAACGCTCGCCGGCGCGCAGCGGGCGCTACGCCGGCGCGGGCATACATCGCTGGTGAGCTTCTTCGCGGCCGAGCTCGGCCAGCAGCCGAAGGGCGGCGCGGAAGCGCGCCTCGGCGATCTCGTCATCCTGCGTCTTGCCGATGGCGCCGAACATGTCGGCGTCTGCCTCGGCGCCCGTTTCGTCACCAAGACCGAACGCGGCCGCAGCGATCACGGCCTCGCCGACGTCATTGCCGCCTTTCACCTGGGATAATTCAGCATGGCAATCTTCACAGGAATCGCCACGGCGATCGCCGGCGCGCTGTTCGGCGGCTCTGCGCTTGCCACCAGCCTGATCGGCGGGGCGCTCGCCTTCGGCGCCAAGTTTGCGATCGGCAAGATCCAGGCAGCCAAGCAGGTCAAACAGAAGCACACGGCTGTCCAGGGCGAGATCCAGTTCGGCGGCGACGTGCCGGTCGGCACGCTCTATGGCGTCGGCAAGACCAAGGGGCAGCGCGCCTTCTATGCCAAGTGGGACAAGGGCAACAAGCGCAATGCCGAGGTCTTCATCCTCGCCAACGGCTGGTGCGACGGGCTCGAGCCTTACGTCTACATGTATGGCGAGAAGTATAATCTCGTGGCGCAGGCGACGATCGGCAACGAGGTCGCACGCTACGGCGTCCAAGGCTTCATCGACGGCGACGGCAACAGCGCGATCTCGATCCGCTTCTACGACGGCCGCCCGGGCCAGGGCGTCGATCAGCGCCTCGTCAATGTCACGGCCAACCTCGGCAACAAGTGGAAGGCGACCAGCAAGCTTTCGGGCATGTGCTATGTGGTCGTCGAGCGCTATTATCACCTCGAATTCTTCCGCGACGCCGGCAAAGGCAAGCCGGACATCGATTTCGTGCTGCGCGGGTTACGCGAGTACGATCCGCGCAAGGACTCGACGGTTGCCGGCGGCTCCGGGACGCAGCGGCTGAACACGCCATCGACCTGGGTGCACACGAAGAACCCCGCCGTGCACCGGCTCAACTATCAGCTGGGCTTACGCGCGCTTGTCTCCGGCCGGACGCTGATCGGCGAGGGCAAGAGCCTCGGGCAAATTGATCTCGCCACCTACTTCGTGGCGATGAACGCCTGCGACACGCTGCGGGCGAACGGCAAGAAGACCTATGAGTGCTCACTCTTCGTCAGCGGCGACGACGATCACACCGAGGTGCTGAAGCAGTTCGACGATGCTATGGCCGGCTATGGCCTCAACCGCCGCGGCCTTTCCGGCGTCATTCCAGGCGCGCCGCAGATCCCGGTTAAGGATCTGACTGCGGCCGACATCCCGATTGACCGTGCCAAGGACGTGCAGTTCCGGCCGTCGGCCTTCGAGCGCTTCAACCATCTCTCCGGCCAGTTCACCTCGATCCAGTCGATGTGGAACCCGGAGAGCCTGAAGCCGGTCTATGTGAATGCGGACATTGCCGCCGACGGCCGGAACCGGCAGACGAGCATCGATTTCCTGCAGGTGACCGATCCGGACATTGCGCAGTATCTTCTCAATATCCGCTATCGGCAGAACCGCATGGGCGGCAAGGCGACGGTTCCCGTCAGCCGTCGCTTTGGTCTGGCGGTGCAGGAAGGCGAGTGGATCACCTGCGTGGCAAGACCTGGCTGATCAGTGAATGGCGGGCGGACGAGCGGCTGCACATCACCCTGGTGCTCTCCGAAACCAGCGCTGAGATCTATGACGACGACGGCATCGAGCCCGGCCCAATCGTCGTGCCGCCGACCCCGCCGATCAATCCTTCGCTGCTGTCGACGGTGCAGAACTTCAACATTGCCGTCGGCATGATCAATGGTGTGCAGGGATACGACACGCCGGCGCTGCTCTTTACCTGGACCCCGCCGGACGATCCGACAGTCACGGCCGTGCGCTTCGTCTATCAGATCGAAGGCACGACAGAGATCTTCGAGGATCAGTGCACCTCACCCGAGGACGGCAGCTTCCGCACCACTAAGAACGTCGTCTCCGGTAAGGTCTACAATGCCCGGGCGACCATTACGACCGTGCCCGACCGGCTGCGCACCTTCACGCCCTGGATGACGACGGCGCAGCCGACCGGCTTGCAGACGCTGCTCACTGGCCTGCAACAGCTGCAGGACGATGCGCTGAACCGCTTCAAGGAACTGCAGCAGGAGATGGACGAATTCTTCCGGCCGCGCCTGGTCGAGCTGCTGGATGCTTTCTCGCTCGAAGGCGCCGTCGGTCAAATCGAGCGTCAGCAGATCGTTGCCACCATAGGTGACGCGCTGGCGCAGATCACCGAAGAGCGCCGAGTTCGCGTCTCCGAGAACGAGGCGATGGCGCAGTTGCTCACGTACCTGCAGGCTAGCCTCGGCACCACAAATGCGCGGCTGATCACCGAGGAGACCGTGCGCGCAACGACGGACAGCGCCCTCGCAAGCTCGATCACGACACTCGACGCTGAAGTCGATGGCAACCTCGCCCGCCTGATCGCCGAGGAGACCGCTCGCGCAGACGGCGACGGGGCGCTTGCGAGCAGCATCAGCGGCGTGAGCGCCGATTTCAACGGCAGGTTCGCACAAGGACTGGTGAAGTTCGAGGCGGTCGCGGCGCCGACCGGCGTTGATGCCCGTTTCTCGGTGTTGTTGCGGGCCGGGACCAACCAGAGCTTTAAGGTGTCGGGCTTCTATGTCGAGCTTTACACCGACGGCGGTGTGCAGAAATCGCGCATGGCCGTGCAGGCGGATCAGTTCCTCGTCACGTCAGGCAACAGCCGCCATTACCCACTCGTCTTCGAAGACGGAGAGTTGAAGCTGGCCGTTGCCAACATCGGCACGGTCAACGCCGGTCTCCTTCAGTCGCTGAACGGCAAGATGAAAATCGACCTCAACAACGGCACGATCGAAATCTTTAGCTAAAAAGAGGGTTCAATCATGAAACGCAGGTCTTTCCTACTGGCGCTCATCAGTGCGCCTTTTGTTCCAGCGGCCACCAGTGCGGTCGTGCCGACGTTCGAACGGAGCCCGCTAGAAGGCGTTATGAGGCTTGCCACCGCCGACATCGGCACGTCCGACGCTGGCCGGCTGCGAGCCCGTAACGGCAAAATGAAAATCGACCTCAACAACGGCACGATCGAGATCTTTAGCTGATGACCAGGACAATGATTGGCGTCGACTCGACCGGCGCCGGCTGCATCAAGATCATGAAGAACGACGCTGACGATCCGCGCACCACGCCGGACAGCCAGCGGTCGAAGTTCCTCTATAACTCGAAATACGCTCTGAACGCGTCGATCGCGCATATCGAGCGTATCAATCAAATTAGCTCTGGCGGAAGTGTCCAATACAATTATTACCCGGCAGGGTCGAACGCGTCCAACTATCAGAAGATGGAAGGATCAGGCGGCGGGGAGTCCACATGGCTGTTCCGTAATTCCGCGTTCCCGAAATGCAAATACAATATGCCCCTGTTTGACGTGAAAGCCACACGGACGAACACCGGGCGTTTCAACCAGCAGCGAATTCAGCGCCGCTATTCAGGGAAATACTATAACGACCAGGGCGGTTATTTCTTTATGGGGAACTGGTATCAGGCCCCGTGGATGAAAAACTTTAGCGGCAGTGTCAGTCAATGGGGTGCTTTCCCATACGGTACTTACGCCAAAATCACCACGTCAACGAATGACGATGCATACAACCGCTTCTTGTCGCGGGATAAGCGGTTGATCGTGTGGAATCTGCCCGGCAATGAAGACCCGTCGCTGGAAGCGCCGCCCTTGGCGCCAAATGGATCGAAGAACATCATTCTGCGATCCGATAAGATGATCATCGCAAAGCCCGGCTACAACGCGGAGACGGCGAACGAATGGCAGGTTTCGTTCGACAGCCGCCGTGTGCCTGTGAAGGTCATTGCCGCCGCGGACATCGCCATTCCTGCCGGTGAATCCTTCTATGAGACCGGCATCACCTTGCCGGCAAACATCGCCCTTGATGTTCATTTTTACGAGGGATCAACGATCTATTACCCGTTCAATCCGAACATGAGCAACGGCCTGGGTGCGGATTATTGGTTCAGCGGCTCGCGAATTTATTTCAATTCGTCCGATACGATGCGCGCCCGGTTCATGCTCTACCTTGACGCAGGAGACCCGCCGACGAACGGCAGTAACCGGGTGCTAAGGGAATTCACGGAAGGGGGGCAGGACGTTGTGCAGTTCTTGCGCCCCGGTTCCGCCAACCCGCCATCATGGGCGGATATCATCATCGATACGCGCTGGCCTTGCGTGCAAATCATTGCGGAAGGCTATTTCAGTGTTGCGGTAGGAAGCCCGCTCCAAACGGTCATCAACTTTGACGCTTCCGGCATGTTCCCTATGGTCAAATACATGACCAAACACGGAGCGGGGTCGGAAACGAGCGTTGGGAGTTGGACCGAATCGATCAAGCTTCCGACCGTTCGGCAACGCGTCTATTCGACCAACAGCAATTTTGAGTGTGGTGATAGTTCCCATTGCCGGCTCACACAGACAAGCGCCACGTTTGTCACCAATCGCGGGCAGCCCGGCGACTATTACAACGATGCAGACGATCCAGGCACGTGGCGCACGGAAGGCGCCGATCACGTGCTCGGCATCCGCTACTACATTCTCGGCATCCCAGCTTAGGAACTCCTGACATGACGATACCCTACGTAACGGGCACGGTTTCCGTGACCGCCGGCAGCGCCGTTGTCACCGGCTCAGGGACCGCCTGGGCCACGGCACTGATCGCCGGCGGGATCTTCGGGCTCGACAGCAGCAACGGCAACCCGGTCCCGATCCTCTCCGTCGACAGCAACACGCAGTTGACGCTCGCCAAGCCATGGCGAGGCACGACAGCGGCCGGGCAGGGGTACTGGATCGTTCGCGATACGGCCTACCTGCAGCAGCAGACCGTAAACGCGCAGGCGCTCTCGACCTATATCCAACGGCTCGACAATGCGGTGCTGGCGGCTTTGGCCGGCCTGACGCCGGCCGCTGATAAGTTCGCCTATTTCACCGGAGCGAATTCCGGTGCTCTTGCGGACATCAAGGCGAAGGGGCGGGACCTGCTTTCGTCGACGACCGTGCTCGACGCCCTTCTGAAGCTTGGTCCTGTATGGGGCGGCTCCGTGCGATCCCCTGCTAACAGTGATGTCGGACTGGTCGATGGCGACCTCAACACGATCACCGTTGCCGGCGTTTACACACTCTCGGGGAACTGGGCCAACACCTATGCCGGAGCCGCCTCGGTAGCCACGACAGGCACGCTCGTGGTTCTCCAGCGAAGCGCCAATGCCGTGTTTCAATATTTCTACCGAGACAACAACCAGGTCTTCAGAAGGAACACCGTCAACGGCGGCACAAGCTGGACGGACTGGACGATTGTTGAGCTACCGGTTGTAGGCACTGCCTCAAACTCGGCAGGCTTCCCGGCTGGCGCAATCATTGAGCGCGGCAGCAACGCCAACGGCGAGTACGTGCGTTTTGCTGACGGCACACAGATTTGTTGGGGGACTGGAACCATTAACGTCTCGACTGCCCTCAACAATCACTTCGGATCTACCTCGGGAGCCTCGGTCACCGGCAACGCGCTAATCAGCTTCCCGGCGACGTTCTCGAATACAAACTACTCGGTATCGGTCTTCCCGACCTTCCGCGGCTTCACAGTCCTCGGTGCCTACTCCAAGAACGGCGCCAATGCCGCCGTCAGGATGGGCGTGTCGGGCTCGACCGCAAACGATGTTCCCTATGAATGGTCAGCTTACGGAAGGTGGTTTTAATGCAAATCAAGTTCTCTCCCCAACGCCGCGATGACCTCCTGACGGTCACCAAGGCAGGCGACGTTTTCACGATCAACGGTGTGCCATTCGACTTCTCGACCTTGCCGGACGGCGCGACGATCCCGGCCGGCGAGGTTCCTTGTGAATGGCTTGTCGGCTCCGTCGAACGGATCGCAGGCGAGCTTCACCTGACGCTCATCCTGCCGCACGGACCGAGCCCTTCTCAGGCCGTCGCATTTCCTCCGCCACTCATCGACCCGCCCGACGGGATGATTGCATTGCCGGCCGATCCGCAGCCGTCTATCCCTGACACTGCTGAAGAGGAGCCTGCCAATGTGGACGGTTGACCTATCGAAAGTTGTTACGGCCGAGCAGAAGGCGGCAGAAGCGCGCGCCA